CATTTGAATCTGGCGTTGTGGTTACTCTTATTCGAGTACTAACTGCACCGTCAACGTTTGATATACTTGTAATATTAGCAGAAGTTAAAATTAATTCTCCAGTAGTGTAATTAATAGTACCAAAGGTAGAATCTGTGTACACTCTAACTGTTCCATTTAAATAATAAACTCTTACATTACCTGCACCGTCATCATCTAAAAAATGTTCATTAAGTGAACTATCATTATTAATTTTAAATCCTGTTGAAGATACGATACCACCACCGACTGCATTATGTCCAGAGTGTGGATTAAAAAATGCATTATTAAAAGCTAGTGTATATTTTAATCCTGAATTTAAAGTTGGTGTTATATTTTTGTACATCTTAACTTTAGTGATGTTTGATAGTATAGATGATTCAGCTTCATCAATTATTTTTCCTACTGCTGAATATCTGAAAACACCTGTGAAGTCCTCTAGTGTATCTGTATTATAAGTTGTAATGGCATTCAATACATTTGTTTCAATCGTTGATATATCTTTAGTAGTTGCACCAGAATTGTATTTGAAAGTTGTTTCTAAAATAATAAAAGTAGTTTCAGGATCAATAATCACAGGAGTTACCGAAGCAACAGCAAATGATTTAAGACTTTTTACTAAACCTACTTTAGTCACTTCTGTTAGATTAGAACCTGATTTTGCCTTGATTGAAATGTAAACTTTTCCATAGTCAGGAGTGGCAGCATCTTCACCACCGTAGACTTGAACTGATTGTGCATTGGCATATAAATTCTTAACAAGAACTTTGTAATCATCAGCTGTAACTGCTCTATCTTGTGCTGTATAATCTCTAGGTGCATTATACTTAATTGATTTAATTGTTTCAGGATCACTACCGTTAGCAGCATTACCTAATGTTGTAATAGTCACGTTTGGAAAACCGCCAACTGATCCTGATAATGTAAATGTTGTGGCACCGTTTGCTTCTTCTCGATTACAAGTAATATAATCTAATATGACAATGTTACCATCTTGAATTGATTCTCCTAAAACACCATCACCAAAATAAACTTCAAATCTTCCATTTTCAACTTCTTGTAAAAAGAAAACTTTAGATGTAGAATCTATTGCTGTAATACCAGTCGCTAATGTGTATGTGTTTGTTGTAGAGTCAGAAGAAGACTCTTGAACTTTAACAGTTAATGTATTTGTATCTACATTATCATTTGGTATAATAAATCTTTGATCTGTATCAGTTGTGTTTGCTGTGTATTTGTAATTTAAATATGTACCTTCAAAAATATCTAAATTGGAAAATTTGAAAACACCATCTACTGGAGAAATACTTATATCATCATTTGACACAAAAGAATAGTTTGTTTTGTCAACCGTAGTTGTGAATTTTGTTCCTCTAGCCATTGTAAGAGAGGCACCAGTAGCATTATTGACAACTACGTCAATTGTTGCCTTTGAGGAGTTGGCACTTCTTGGAGTGTACCCAACTTGTTTTGCTAATGATACTACACTTGTTCTTTGATCGGCACTATCAAGATACATTTCGTTTGCTAACATATTAGCATTGTATCCAAGATAGTGAGTATTGTAAGCAAGAACATCTAATAGAACATTCATACCGCCACCTTCAAAATCATAATCAGTAAACTCATCCTGTTGTGATAGGAAAGTTTTTAGATTATCTTTGATTCCATCAAAGTCTAATTGTGATATGTCTAATTTTGTTGCCATATTATCTTAATCTTTCTAAAAATGTTTCTACTTGTACTGGGTTAGGACTGTTAATCACATAAAAAGATATTGATACTGAGTATCCGTTTCTATCTAAGTTAGGTTTATTTGCAACCTCAGTTAATCTACATCTTGGTTCGTAATTCTTAATTAAAAATTCTATTTGTTTTCCTATAAAGTGACTTATTTGAGGAGTTATATTTTCAAACAACATACCTCTCAAATTAGACCCAATCTCTGGGTGAAAAGGTTTCTCGTAATAATTTGTACTGATAAGATTTCGTACACTTCTTTTTACAGCTTCAACATCTTCTATTCTTTGAATATCTTTAGTAGCAACATTCTGCTGAAAGTCTAAGTTTAAATCTTTATAGATTTTTACACTTCTTTTACTTTTATTCGATACTGAGCCAGCGTCATAATTTGCCATTTAATCTCTCCTACTACTATTTATACTATCCATTTGCAAATACATTACCTGATCCTGAAGCAGAAGCATTTGGTACAAAACTTCCGTGACCTGCAGTTGCGTCACCTAATCTGTGTACAGGAATCTTATTTACAAATACATTAGGACTTCCTGCAGCTGCAGGATCACCACATCCAGTAGTATCCCCCACACGAACAGTTTTAGCCTTGTTCGTAAAAACATTTGACGAACCAACTGCATATGAAGTTTGATGAAAAGGGTTAGGAGTAGGACTTGCGTGACCTACATGACTATCTAATCCTACTCTACTTACTGCTGGCATTTCTTTTTCGTTTCCTTAGGTAGTATGTTCTACCTTTAAAGTTATAAGTTTTTAATTTAGGTCTTTCAGGTTCATATGCTTGAAAAAACCAATCAAATACTTTTTTAAGATATTTCATTGGAGTATCCTCCTATATTATTACTTTTTCTTTTTATTTTTCTTTTTTTTCATTGGTGGTTTAGTTGCCTTGAACTCATTGAAGGCATTTTTTCTTGTTGACATACCTTCGGGTGTAGGAACTTTACCACTATCAATTAATTTCTGTCTATTCGCTAAATGTTGTGCTTGAACACTATCTTTGCTGCCACCGTTGTAAGCAACAGCGTGTCCTTCGTTCATTAATATGTCAGAAATGTTATCACCGTTTATAGTTTTGAAATTACCAAGAATACGACCAAATTTACCTTTCATATTCTCTCCACCTTTTGTTACCTGTGATAACAAGATGGCTTCTCCACCTAATAATGAATTCAATCTATCTTTTGCTAATAAACCGAAAACTTTTTCGATTTTGTCGGATGTTCTGGATTCTGGAGTGTCGATTCCCATGATTCTAACTCTTTCATCTCTAAGCCAAACACCGAAACCCAAATCTAAGTCGATATCAACGGTATCACCGTCTACCACTTTTACAATTTTGCATTTATACTCGTACATAGTTTTTTTCCTTTGGATAACTAATATTTAATAATAACTATTTATAAGTGCTTGACTAAACCTTGCAAAAATGATATAATACACTTATGACTTTTGATGGAGACGGAAAAAGTCAGGACGCATGACGTAATTTCTAGGGTTACGTCATAAAATCCTATAAATGTTCTCTTTTCGTTCTTAAATTGTTGTATTTTTGCAACACTTTCATATAATCCTCATTTTTTGGGATTATTTTCTTGCAATCCATTGGGTTTTCTGATAGGATTAGTGTATAAAATGAGAAAAACACATAAAAACAATAATTCTATCAAGTGCGACACTATGTACTATATACAAACGTCAAAAACTATGATAGGATATACAGATATTATGAAAAAAACAACAAAGGAGAATACAATATGTCAAAAGTAAAACAATGGGCTGAAGATATGGCTGAAGAACAAGTAGATTTGATTTTATCTAAATTAAAAAAGAATGAAATCACTAAAGAAGACGCTAAAGTTAAGATTCTGAATACTGCGAATAAACAAATGTTGAATATCAATTCAGAGAACGTTGAAGAAGTTATGGAGGCACACATTCATGCTTAAATTTAAAGAAATCATGGCAACTTTGTTTGCCGTATTCGGTGTTTTAATGCTAGTAGGTGCTACCGGTGCTGTAGAAACAGACCAGTGGGTGCTTGCACTTGCATTAGTAGTTATGGGAACGTGTACAATGTTCCTTTCAATAGTATGTCAGGAGAAACAATAGTGAATAACAATATGGCAACGACAATAGTTAGAAATGTAGTTTATAAAAAAATAAATGCTATGAAAAGAGATATAAAAGAGTTGATTGAAGTAGATAACAATCTTTTAGAATCAATAGACATTAATATGAAAAATGCTATTAATAAAATACTTCACGACTACAAACTAAAACAATAACAAAAGGATACATTATGATACTAGAACAAACAGAAAAATACTACAACGATTTGAGAGTACAAGAACAACAAGGTCAAGAAATGGCTGATGATTTACAGAAGATTGTAAATTATAATATGATGACGGAGGTTAAACAAATGGCTGAGAAAGCGGCAGATAAAAAAGTAAAGAAAAAAAGTAAAGTCAAGATGACAGTAGAAGGATACTATACAGATGATAATGGTATGTGGACTATCTATAAAACAGAATCAGGTATGACTATATGGAAGAAGGATAAAAAAAATGTACATTAATGGACACGATAACAAAGTTGATGTTATTCAAAATGTGATTGAGAATATAGATGATGGTTTATTATCTAATGCTAAAGATATGTTAAATCAATTAAAAGATATTGAAATGAAATCTACTGTATATAAAGGTCAAGTTTATGATTCTAAAACAAAAAAGTTTATTTCTTTTGATGAATTTAAAGCACAACAAG